TGGTATAATGGTAATAGGGCCGCTGTAGCCTAGCTAAGTGAAGGGGGGTGTAAAAAGATGGCAACACCGAATAGATTATTGAAGTTGCGAGAGAGAAGTAGACTCACGCAAGAGGAAGTAGCAAAAGTAATTGGCATTGACTCCACTACTGTATCTAAGCACGAAAGTGGAGATAGGTCCTTGAGCGATGTTATGATCAAGGAATACGCGAAACTATATAAGGTAGAAACTCATGAATTATTCATAGAGCCTAGTGGTGAAGGGGATGTTGCGGTTGACGGTAAATAATTTACTTGAAGCGGCCCTATATTACCACCAGGAGGGCTTCTCAGTCATTCCGCTTCGCCCTAGGGGTAAGGAACCCTTAGCAAAATGGGAAGATTACTCCAAAAGAAGAGCTAGTGTAGAAGAGATTAGAAGTTGGTGGGAAAAAACCCCTAATGCCAACATTGCCATCATAACAGGTGAAATATCCGGGGTGATAGCAGTTGACGTTGATGTATATAGGGGTGGGGATGCTAAAAAGGTATATGATATAGCCCCAACTGAGATGATATCCAAAACTGGGAGAGGAGGATATCATCTATTATATCGCTATTCTAACGATATATCAAAAAACGTAGTAGGAGAAAATGGGGTAGATGTTAGGAGCAACGGTGGATATATAGTAGCACCCCCTTCAATTCATGAGAACGGAAAATCATACGAGTGGATTAGAAACACCAGAGTAGGAAAAGTGAATAAACTACTTGCCTCATATGTAAAACCCAAACATGAAGAACACGAAGATGGTAGTATTAGTAGCCCAAAATGGGTTGCAGATGCCTTATTGGGAGTTGGTCATGGTAGTAGAAACGATACATGTGCCAAGCTAGCTGGGTACTATGCCGGAAAAGGTATACCGAAGGATATAGCACTCATTATGATGGTAAATTGGGATGGAAACAATAACCCGCCATTAGGTATGCTAGAAGTTGAAACTACAGTAAACTCGGTGTATAAAACATCATATAGATACACTCCCCCTGCATCAGTAGTGGAAGCTCAAAGTAAAAAGACCTTTAATGTCATTAACATGGATTCATATATGAAGGAATATGGTGATAACGCTGTAACATGGATAATACCGGATTGGTTACCAGAACAAACTATAGCATTTGCTGTATCTCCTCCAGGAACTTATAAAACATGGATGTTATTAGACCTAGCAGTTTCGGTTGCTAGTGGGACAGATTTTTTGGGGAAATTCGAAGTAAGTAACAAGGGACCAGTATTGATGATTCAACAGGAAGATCATCATGGGGGTCTAGCCGAGAGATTAGGTGTAATAATGAACTCCAGATATGGTATGTTATATGAATGCAGTAAAGAGGAATTTGGAGTATTTATACCACCTGAACTTCCGATATACTTCCACCCCGATAGACAACTTAAATTTAATGATAAGTGGATCATGGACGAATTAGAAAAAATAGTAGCAGAGATAAAACCAAGACTAGTGATAATAGACCCATTATACTCAGCGGCTGAAACAGATGATTATATGGCTAAGAGTGCCGGAGACATGTTCAGATTAAAGACCATGAGGGACAAGTATCATTGCTCTTTTATAATAGCGCATCATAAGAAGAAGAGAGCAGATGGAAATGAACGTGAGGGACTATGGGGTAGCCAATTCTTGAATGCTTTCCTAGAGACTGGATGGCAAATACGGTCAACCGGAAAAACATCTGTATCAATACTACGACATTTCAAGGTAAAGAAAGCATCAACGGAATTAGCTGTTAATTTTGATGTAGACACAGAAATATTTCCATATAAATATGAAGTGTACTTTAAGGATGGTGGTGAAGATGAAGAGGAAAGGGATGCTGATATAATAAACTTACTTGGTAAGGGTCCGATGGGGCTGACGGACATTGTTAAAGCCCTAGATGCAGAGAAAATAATAATAACCAGAAAGCTAAAATTGTTAGAAAAAGACCATGTAGTGATAAAGACACCGGACAAGAAGTATAAGCTATTGATGTCGGTAACACAGTATTAAGGAGGAGCGAAAATGGAACTGTTATACTTACAAGATGAATCAGTTAGTTATTCAAGGATAAGGACAAAGTTGGATTGTGGGTATAAGTATGACCTCTGTTATAACAAGGGTATAGTATCCAGGAGAGACGATCCAGCCCCAACCCTTGGTAGTGCTGGACATGCGGGTATGGCCGCTGGTATTGCAGGAAATAATGTAGATGAAGCCTTGGAATTATGGAAACAGGACTACATCAGAAAACATTCCCTATCAGCTTTGGACGACCCACAGATTAATGATGCTCTAGATGCTATGACAGATGAAGTAGTGCAGAAAGCTAGCATTATAGTTCCAAGAGCATTGAAGCATTTAATTCTGGATGAATGGGAGACAGTTGAGTATAAGGGGATGCCTCTTATAGAAGCCAAGTTTTCCGTTCCAGTGTATGGATTCGGTAGAGGATTCAACTTTGTGGTAGATTGGGTAGCTAAGCATAAACCAACTGGTATGACTTGGGTTATAGACCATAAGTTCAGGAAGGTTCTACAATCTGATGAGGTTGAGGAAATGAATCTACAACTTCCATCTTACCAATTATTATTGTCGACCATGGGAGTTAAAACAGTGGGTCATATGTCAAATCAGATTCTGGCAAAGTTACCATCAGAGCCATCAAGAAATAAAGATGGTACAATGAGCAGAGCCAAGATATCCACCAGCTGGGAAGCCTATGAAAGAGCCTTGTTAAGGGTTGGATTAGACCCCAAGGACTATCTGGAAATGAAGGGTAAGTTAACTACTGAGTTCTTCCGTTGCACCTACACTTACCGGAGTGAAACGCAGTTGGTAAATATATGGAATAATGTCATAGAGAGTGCAATCCATGATATGGCTCATGGTTCGTCATATATAAGGAATATGGGACAATTAGGATGTCGTAACTGTTGGGCCAGAGACTATTGCACTGAGGAACTAAGAGGGGGTGACTTGCAAACACTAATGGAAACCCAATACATGCCAAGGAATACCGAGCACCACGATGCTCCAATATTCAATGCGGAGGATGAAGAAGGAGGAGAGGAATAATGGAAAAAGATCTTGGAATTACAGAGGTAAGAGGGGCAAAGGCCAATATATCTGACCTAGTGGTATATGGTGATGGTGACACGTTTGCTCTACTGTGTAAAGCATCTAGTCAAGAACAGGGGTGGATGAAGTCAACAAAAGTATGTAATGTTACAGATGGTTGTTTGGTTCAGGTAACCACTCAGCAAAGGAACCCTGATGGTAGCTACGCTGTTGCAGAAGCATTAGCCTTTGTACCATTCATTCATATAGACACTTCATGTGAGCCAAGGAAACTGATTCCTATAGATTAAGGAGGAGAATGATGAATAAAGACCTTAGTTATGAGGAAGTATTGGAGCAGGAGTTAAAGGATGTTCGGGACACTAATAACACTATGAAGAATAAAATAATCAAAATTGATAATGTAGATGAAATGGTGCTATTGTCAGATGCCATGGGAAGAAACACTGGAACTATAATAGGGTTGGCTGGAACACTAATACAGTTGGGCCGGAGAACTAAGGAGTTGAACTAATATGTATATAGTTACTGGAAATGACCCAACCTTTAATATAGCGTTATGGGGACCATCCGGTGTTGGTAAAACATGGTTAGCCGCAACTGCCCAGGATCACCCTGCTATGGCTGATGTAATGATACAGGACATAGAAGGTGGATTAATTACCGTTGCTTACAGAGGGGATATAAGGGCCAACCGCATAATAGCTATAGAAAAATTTAAACCCTCCCCATCCATGCCTGTATTACCAGAAAACTGTTCCACTCTGGAGGATGAATTCTGGAAACTCGCCAATAAAAGTCCTGGATATGAAAATATCAAAACAACTATAATCGATTCTGGGACTGAATGTCAAACCCTTAATCTACAGGCTATAGTATCAAATAGTTTAGCCAATAAAAAACAACCAAACCGCGATGCTGACGATATCTACATAGAAGATTATGGTAAATCTACTGCTCAGCTTAAGCGGTTATTCAGATGGTATAGGGATCTTCCCATCAATGTGATCATTACAGCGCTACCAAACGTTATATACCCCAAGGGACCAGATGGTAAGGTGAAACAAAATGCAGAACCTATATCAATTCAGCCGTGGTTCACGGCAAAGTTATCTGATGCATTCAGGGGATACATGGATATGGTCTGGTACATGTTCGAGGAGAATGGTGAAAGATACTTAATGACCAGAGAAACCGGAATATATAAGGGTAAAACCAGAGGGATGAAGTTCAGTAAGGCTATTGGGGGTAAAGTACTCCTGAAAAATGAAAATGATCCTGATAGTAAGGGTCATACCCTGGCATCATTATATGATCTATACTTAGAAACTGAGTTACCTCATTTACAAAAATAAATAATAAAGGGAAGAAGGAATCATAATGAATATGGTAAACCCATTTGGAAACCCAACTGAAAACGAAGACGAGAACCTATTTGAGATCAATATTGACGAGTCAATGCCTGAGTTAATGCCCGAAGGAACTTATGTTGGTAAGTGCGTTGACCTGGTTAAAGGAACCAGCAAGGCTGGAAACCCTATGTGGACCTGGACCTTTACAGTAATAGAGGGACCTCATGCTGGAGAAGATTTGAAAATTTGGACAGCCCTTACACCTGCCGCCATTTGGAAGTTATCCGAAACACTGGCTGCCTTTGGTTTGGTTGAAGCTGGCAAACCTACCAAATTCCAGAAGGCGGATATCCTCAATGTTATGGTTAACATGGAAGTTACTCATGACGAGTATAATGGAAAGATGCAAGCCTCCTTGGACAAGGTAACGCCTTACAGCGGAGGTATTGGAAAGAAACACACTGGTGCTATGACCCCTCCAATAGGAGGATAATAAATGCTAGTAAACACGCCAAGCAGATACTATGATGCTATAAGTTATTTGAAGGACCAGATAAACTCACACGGTCCGGATAACCTGCTTGATATGACCGTTGATACCGAGACCACGGGTTTACACCCGTGGTCAGGTGATCGGTTATGCGGAATAGTAATAGAGTGCGAAGATAGATGTTTTTATTTCCCCTTTAGACACGGGGTAGGTATGGGAGAAATGAATATACCTCTGGACAGGCTAGAGGATTTTAAGGAAATATTATCTTGTCCATGGGTGGTATATTTGGG